CTCCAGTGATCGCCTGCCAGCCTGCGCCGCTCCTCTCGGCTGAGCCGCTTGCCCCACCCGAGGCCCGCGCGGGCGAACCATTGATCAACCAGGTGCCGCCTATGCGGCGCAACCCGAGCAAGGCACGTAGTCAGCCCCGGGTTTATCCGAGTGTGACTCGCACCCAGCTTTCCTATCCACCATCGCACCTCGTCCTCGGTGGGAGCCGAGACGATGACGTAGGCCGTCCCGTCAAACTTGCGGCTCAGGTCGGCCAGCTTGGCGTTCCTCCGCCTAATGGCCGCGTCCAGGTACTCCCTCGGGGCGTAGTGCCCATGAACCCCGCACACTTCGGCGAAACACTCATCGAGATCGATGATGACGTCGCCTTCCTTCGCATTCTCCCGGCAGTACGTCGTTTTCCCAGCGCCCGGCGGCCCGGTGACCAGCTCAACCCTGCACGCAGGCTTCGGCAGCCACTCCGGATGATTGGACGCGCCAGACCCCTCGCGTGCCGTCTTGGCTCTGTGGCACGGATCCCTGCACAGCCACTGGAGGTTGCTCAGGTCATCTGTCCCGCCACGCGAGAGCGGCACGATGTGGTCGCACTCGCCATCCTCAGTCACCCGCCCGCAGGCTTGGCAGGTGTACTGGTCCCTGCGCTTGACTGCCTCGACCAGCCGCCTCCACGGACGGCCGCCTCTGCCCCTGCCCCAGCGGCTGACGGGCTCCGGATGGCCATTTCCAACCTTCGCCCTGTCGCCCATCACCGCATGCCCCTGAAGTCCGGAGGCAAGGGCTTGGCGTCTGGGTCAGGTAGCCCCTCATCTCCTTCAGGGTCGTTGCAGTACAGGTATACGTCGGCCAGCCGTTCCAGCGCGTCAGCGATGCGGTTCAGAGCAGCCGACAACTCATGCGCCGCCTTCTGGATTCTCTCGTCGCTCATCGTCCGCCTCGCCGTGGATGCCTAATGCCTTGCCTGCCGCTTCACTGACCGCCAGAACCGCGCCCAACGCGGCAGCCTGTACCGACTTGCCCTGCTCCTGCTTCTTCCTGCGCTTCTCAGCTAATGCTTTCCTGCGGCGCTCACATGCCTTACAGCCCATCAGAGTTCCCAGTAATGCGCTAGTTCACCGTCTCCGGGCCTGCCTGGTCAAGCAACGCACACCTCGTATTCGGCCCTGCGGCGATTGGTCAGCCCGCGTACCACCTTCCCGCCAGCCTTGTTCCACCGCAGCAGCTCTGCGCACCACTCGGAAGCCGGAGCGCCCGAGTTGATCTGGCGGACCAGCGTCGAATTACACGCCGCAGCAGGGCCGACGTTGTACGCCCACGACGTGACAGCCGCCCACTGATTCACGGTCAGCGGGCGGTGAATGCACTTGGCCACCGCGTCTGCGTACCGCGCGACACTCTCACGCAGCATTGCGTCGCACTCGTCCGGCGTGTAGCTGCGCATCTCTACGCCAGTCTGGCCGTAGCAGACTGTCCACACGCCAACAATGTCCTCGTACGGGTCCGTCTCCAGACCTTCCCACGGCCTGATGATCGCCGCGGCAGCGAGCAGCACAGCCGCAACCGTGCCGCCGATCACTTTACCGCTCAGATTCCTTGGCTCGCTCACGATACTGTCTCATGCGAGCGATGAACTCCTCATACTCGCGACGGTCCCTGCGCGCATTGAAATACGCCTGCACGATTAGGCCGAGCACCGCAACCGCAGCACCAACAAACGCCGCAAACTCGCTCGCCGACAACCCGAACACAACCGCGCTCGCACCGCCGCCGTACGTCCCGACCTTGCCGGCTGCCACGCCGATCGTATCGATGTCCCTTAGCACATGCCTGTCCCCGTTGAATGTCCCGGTTACGCTTCCGGGGTCGCTTCTACGACCGGTGTTGCAGCAGCCCGCACTGCTCACATTTTAGGTGCCCGCTGACCTCGGTATTGGCGTAAGAGTTGCCGGGAGGTGTTGCCGAGCGCGGGCGGAAACGAAAACGCCCCGGCCCTTGCTGGGTCGAGGCGTATAGAGACAATTATCTCAGCGTGCCTGAGCGTAACACAAAACCCGCCAAATGCAAGAACTTTTTTAATCCATCATCGCCAACAGCAATCGGCGGGCCTTGGCTAACCGCTTCTCAAGGGTGTCCTGCGGGATATCGACTAGCCTGCACTTCTCCGTCAACGTCCACGCCGTACCATCTCTGCGAACCACTGGAACGAAGCGAATCCACACAGCTTCCTGAAGTTGTTCTGGCAACTTCAGCCACTTCGCGTGGAACTCATAGACGTGCTCCGGCATGTCTCGGCAGAGAATCCGATGGCCCGCGATACCGCCGCCGCGCCCATGCGTGAACGCAAGCAGGACGCTTTCAGCGGGCCAGCCGTCGTCATGCTCCAGCAGGTTCCGCTCGATCCATGCGCCCCACCGACGCATCTCGCTCTCCAACGCGCTTCGCAATAACCGCTCGTAAGCGACGCGGCGCTGGAGCTGTTCGTCGGTCATGGGCGGAACTCGATTGATTCGCCAAGCGCCAACAGCGCCTCGCGCGTGCTCGTGATGTACGGCACGTTGTGCTGCTTGCAGAACTCGCGTTGCTTCTTCTGCCGCGGGTCAAGGTGAACGTCTCCATTCGCCTTCTTCTTCGACTTCACCTCGAGCAGCTTCCAGGTGTTAAAACCCCACTTCTCGTGCGTCACCATCAGGTCAACTGGCCGACCCAGGAACATCACGGTAAAGCCCAATGCGCGGAGCTCATCCACGATCTGCTGTGTCACCTTGTCGGGCTTGCTGAGTTGGGGGCGACGGAAGCTCACTGCCGCTTCTCAATCCCATTCGACGCGACCGCCAAAGCGCATCACGTCCTGTTCGAGCTTACGACGCACCGACTCCAGGCTGTCGTGCCCTGTCCAGATAAGCCACCACCAGCGACTCAGTTTTTCCCGTAGCCTCGCTAAATAACTCGCCACGATCATTTACCCTCCACCGCATGCCTCTCACATGCCGCCTTCACTGCGTCCACATTCCACCCCGCGTCGATGTGCTGGCGTATGTCGCGATCGCGAAAATCTCCATGCCATCCGTTATAATAGGGTCCGTGACTCGTCTTGTGCCTCACGACGTAGTAGCCCGCATACTCCCCATCCTCGAAATGCAGCGTCATCACGTCGTAGCTTGCGCGTCGCCAGTTCATAGCGCCTGATACCTCCCCGGCCCTTCGTACGGCGACACATCGCGGTAAGTCGCGGTCGCCTTCTGGTACTTGAGTTTCGCCATTCCGATCTTGCCGATCTGGCGAAAGCGGATTTTCTGGATGTGAATCTCAACCGGACTCTTGTCGTCCTTGAAGTCACGCCACACGCACAGGCCGTTGTCTGCTTTGTTGCGCCAGTGCGCGGAGCCTGCGCAGTCGTAGAGAGTCGGCACGGGATAGTTGCCGTCCTTGTCGCGCAGCAGCTTCGCAGGATGGACGACTACCCAAGTCGCAACACCGTGGCGCCTGGAGAACTGCCGAATGCGCTTGAGCTCACGCGAGATGTACTGCGTCTCCGTCATCCCTGACGGACACAGGTGCTCCATCTCGTTCCACGGATCGATGACCAATCCGCGTATGCCCTTTCGGAATACGAGCGCCTTCGCTCGATCGAGCACCGTATCGATCGTCCACTCCGAATCGTCGTCCGGGAGAATCCAGAAGAAATGCTCTTGTGCCCATGCCTTAGCCATGCGCAGCGTGTCGCGATCCATGCGAGGCGTCAGGCCATCGGAGAACGGCTGGCGCGCGTACTTCTCGATGATGCGAGCCATGTGATCGGCAAGCGGTTGGTTCTCCGGCGAGAACATCGCGAACCGCCAGCCATGTAGCGCCGCGAGATTGACGGCGAGCGCATCAACCCAATTCGACTTGCCGCTATTCGGGATACCGGTGACGACCGTGAACTCACCAGGGCGAACCGTGTAGTGCTCGTCCACTTCCTCCCATCCAGTGGAGACGCCACGCTCCCACCCGTGCAGGTACAGGTGATCGATCTCGCCCGACAGATCGAGCACTTCGAACACACCGGCGATCGGATACGGTTGCGCATCGTCGATACACGCGCGGAGCTTGTCTGCGCCGTGCTTGATCAGAACTTCGTTCGCGTCTTTGCAGCCTTCCGGCCACGTCACACGACGGCACTTCTCGCGGCCCAGGCGACGCGCTAGTTCATCCTCCAGTCGTTTGCCGGGTCCGTCGTTATCGACGGCGATGACCCATTCCTTGACGCTCTCGAGTCGTTCCTTGTCCGCCTCGAGGAACGCGAATTTGCTCGCATAGTCCTTTGCCTCGGGCGGCGGCGCGCCGTCCGGAACGGACACGCAACTCCTGATGCCCGCCACCTCGACGCTAAGCTTGTCGATTTCGCCTTCGACGATCACGCACAGCTCCGGGTCGATGTCGTTCAGTCCGTACAGAATCCGCTCGGCGCCCGCCTCCATGCGGAAGTTCTTCGCGCGGTCACGGTATTTGACGTTGACGAGTTCGTCGCCGCGGTAGTACGGAAACGCGATCGCGCCGACGTGTTCCTCGACCTGGGGCATGTATACCGTCGTGGCCACGATGCGGTTGCGCCGCAGGACCTCGAGCGGAATCCCGCGTTCGGCGAACCAACTCACGATCGGATCGAGCGGCTTTGCCGCCGGCGGAGAAGGCCGGCGATACTGCGGCTTGCGCCAGCCGACATCCACGCGGCGTTCGCCTTCGGCAAGCCCGCCGGCCCATCCGCAGTGGTGGCACAGCCATGTGCCCTTCTCGACGTTCACGCTTAGGCAGCGCGCGTGCTTTTTCTTCCGCGTCGGCGAGCACTCGGGACACGTCACATCGACCTCGCCGGATGAGCCGGCGGGAAGCTGGATTCCGAAGTCGCCAAACGTCTTCGAGTTCACACCACCACCCCACGACTTCGTTCCTGCAACGCCGCTGCGAGATACGCCCGAGCCGCTTCCGGATCCTTGTTCCGGCATTTCTCGATCATGTCGAGAACCCACGTCTTACCCTTCTCACGAATCGCCTGGTTGATCTTTCCGCCGATGGACTGCCCAAAGACCTTCCTGGCTTCGGCAAAGAGCGCCTTGTCGATCGAATCGAGCTCGCCGCTTGCGGCCCTACGGGAAGGTTCCTTGGTGGTTAAGTGAAGATTATGGGTGGCACAGGTGCCAGGGGTGGCTGGCACAGGTGCCAGGGGTGGCATGTCATAGGTGCCAGGGGTGGTTCCTGTGCCAGGGGTGGCATATATGCCAGGGGTCGGATGTACTTTGTAGAGGGTGCTGCGGCCCGGTCGAGATACGCGAGTGATCTGATTCGCGCTCTCAAGGGACTTCAGAATCCGATACGTTCGACGCTCATCGATGGATGCCCGCCGGCTGATAGTAGCGATCGACGGGAAGCACTCACCCTCGTCATTCGCGTTATCCGCCAGCGCGAGGAGAACCAGCTTTTCGCTAGGCGGAAGCTGTACATTCCAGGCGAGTGACATGATCTTGATGCTCATTTACCTGCCCAAAACTCATCCAGCGTCATTCCGACGTGAACCCGCTTTGCGTCGAGTTCCGTGTTTGCTTCGCGCGAACTTTTCGGTAAAGCGCAGGATCTACCTTGAGCTTTCCACGCGTCGCGGCCTGCAGTCGATAAGCCATCGCTTCAGGCACGATGTCCCTCCACTGCGAGACGGCGCTACGAGTTACCCCCACGGCCCGCGCTACGGCGGCACCGTTGTTTTTGAAGAATTCGAGAACGACGGTTTTGTACATAGCGGCCCGTAGTTTAGCAGGTTGAACCGCGTTGTAAAGGATGCTGGACCTCATCTCCTAGTAGTCCAGATATCCCTCGTATTGGAAACCTTATACCGCCGTTTGAGTCCAGCATGCTTGACAGACGGTTTAGGATGCTGTACAACATCATCCCACGCAGGCGCGTATCAGGACGCGCAAGTAAACGCGGGAGCAAACCATGAACGCCGAGAGAACTCAAGTTCGACAGTGGGAATTGGGTGACAAGGTCGCTACGACGATCCATCACGTCGACGCGAACGGCGAGGAGCGCATCGAGCTAAGTGGTGTGTTCGACAAGCTCCACCTCGAGCTTGAGGAGCGTGGGCACGAGATGGTGCTGCCTGAGCGCGCACGGGAGGACCACCGATGATCGCGCGCATCACGAAGTGATTCACCGCGAAGTGACCTACGTCGACTGACACCCGAGAGGAGAGGACATGAAAGCGAAAGGCCGAAAAGAAGAATTCCGAGTCGTGGTCTACCCGCGCTCGCTAACTGACTTCGGTTACGCAAGCATGAGCCGTGGACTTGTTTATGGCCATGGCGAAGAAGCCCAACGCCGTTGGGAGCGAGATATGCAGTTGCGCTGTGAAGAAATCGCGAGTCAGATTCGGCGACACGTCGACAACGTCGCCCACGTGCAAATTGAGTATGACCAAGAAGACGTGTGCTCATACTGCGGCAGTAAGTGGACTGAGGATTCGGACACGTACAACGGCGGCTGTTGCGCTCAGGACGAAGAACACGCTCCGTCAGAGACTGAGACGGCGTAACAGCCATGAACTACACACAGCACTGGATGACGACCGACCGCACTAACCGCCTCGAATAGGGTTTGAGGAGAAAACAGAATGTCACTCACCATCTCCGACCACGAATGCGCCGACGCCGAGCACTTCGTGCGCCTGTGCCGCGAAGAGCTGAAGCGCTACCCGCGCAGCCCCGTGGTCGTCACGAGCCAGACGGCGAAGGACATCGACATCTCGGGAATCATGCGATTGACGCCCGACGAGATCGACGCGCTGTTAGAGGCGGAAGTTGGGAGAGTCGCGTAATGGCTATCTCACACGACGAGATGATCCTGATGCACGCGCTAAACGCCCTCGACGTGAAAGACGATCCCGCGAGAGTCGCCACGCCCGACGAGTACCTGAACGCGAAGGACGATGATCGCCGCCGATGGTCCGACTTGTCGGAGAAGGAGCAGCGCCGAACGGTTCAACACTACCTGAAGTGTCACGTGCTCAACGGCCAGGACTGGCTAAGCGATCTTTCGACGGATATCGACATGGACAGGCTGCTGCAGAACTTCGCGAACGGTGACGACGCGGAAAACGGGCGACTGATTCGCGACCTGTTCATGAAGATCGGCAACCACATCGAGGAAGACAGGAGCTACGTGCTGTGAAAACACCACGAATCATTCGCTTCCCGACGTCGGCCGTCCTTGTGGAAGCTCAACCTCGCACATTGCGCGAGCGAATCAGCGAAGCAGTGCGCGCACTCTTCCGCCCACGCAAGCCGAAGGTAGGTAAGGCGCCCGTGCTCCGAATCAACAACCCCGCTCAGTGGAAGCTCGAGCGGGCCAGACGAAAGGCTAGGGGAAATCTATGAGCGCAGATATCATCCGGCATCCGGGCGTTGTGGATCTGAGAAACGCACGCAACCGTGCGTGCTGGCTGGAGCGGTACTACAGCGGTGTTCACTACGCCGACCTGCGTACGCCGGAACTGTACCGACGAGGCGAGTGGATTGCGCTACAAGCGGCGTGGCTGCGGCGGGGGTATCGGCTCTTGTCTCGGCCCGAGCCTACCGAGCGGCCCAGGGCGAGCAGAGCAAAACTGTTCTTTGATCGAGAGAGCGAAGCACGATGAATGCCGTAGTGGAACGCGAGCCGGAGTCGCGCGCCGTCGCTGTGACGCCAATGCAGATGTTGCAAGTCGCTGTCGAGCGCGGGGCCGACATGGCACAGCTCGAAAAGCTGATGGAACTGCAGGAGCGATGGGAGAAGAACCAAGCGCGGAAGGCGTTCGATGCTGCCATCGCCGATGCGAAGGCGGAGATCAAGCCCATCGTCAAGAATCGCGAGGTGGACTTCACAACACAAAAAGGGCGCACCAACTACAAATATGAGGACTTCGCGCTCATCGCCAGTGAGGTCGATCCCATCCTATCGAAGCATGGGCTGTCCTACCGCTACCGCGCGAGGCAGGACGGCAACAAAGTTTCCGTGACCTGTGTCATCGCGCATCGCGAAGGGCACTCAGAGGAAACGACACTGACCGCGGTCAGTGACGAGAGCGGCAACAAGAACTCGATTCAGGCCATCGGCAGCGCCGTCACGTATCTACAGCGATATACGCTGAAGCTCGCGCTCGGATTGGCTGCGGCGAAGGACGACGACGGGAGGAGCGCTGGGAGCGCTGGCCCGGAACTGATCACCGAACAGCAAGCAGCCGACTTGAAAAAGCTCGCTGAGGAAGTCGGCGCGAACATCCCGAATTTCTTGCGATACCTGAAGGTTTCGAGTTTCGATCAATTGCCGGTGAGCAAGTACGCCGCCGCTCTTCGGGCCCTTGAGCAAAAGGCGCAGCAGAAATGAGCGAACTCGAAATCATTGACTGCGAGCAGAACAGCGAAGAATGGCATCGCGCGCGGGCCGGCATTGTAACGGCCTCGGAATTCGCCACCGTCATGGCGAAGGGTCGCGGGAAAAGTGAATCCGTGACTCGGCGAAAGTACATGCTGCACTTGGTCGGTGAGCGTCTGGCCGGGCCCTCCCCGTTCGATTCGTACAGCAATGGACACATGACTCGAGGCCACGAGTACGAGAGCGAGGCCGCTGACCTGTACGTATTTCAGACAGACAACGAAATCCAGCGCATTGGCTTCATGCGCCGGGGAGACGTTGGCTACAGCCCGGACGGCCTGATTGACGAGAACGGGCTGGTAGAGATCAAGACCAAGTTGTACCACCTGCACCTTGAGTGCCTGCTGTCGGACGAGGTTCCGTCCGAACATATCCCGCAGCTGCAAGGCGGTCTGTGGGTATCCGGGCGCGAGTGGATCGATTTTGTGTCGTACTCGCCCGGGCTCCCCTTGTTCGTCAAGCGCGTGTACCGGGATGAAGAGTACATCAAGAATCTCGCTCAGGAAGTAGACCGCTTCTTGGCGGAAATGAACGAGATCATCGAGAAGATCAAACGGAGGGCCGCGTAATGCCCAATCTGAACAAGGTGATGTTGATAGGCCACCTCGGCGCGGACCCGGATGTGCGCTACATGCCGAACGGCAAGCCCGTTGCCAATCTGCGCATCGCCACTTCCGAGAAGTGGACGAAGGATGGTGAGAAGCAGGAGCGCACCGAATGGCACTCGGTTGTGATGTTCGACAGGTTGGGCGAGATCGCGGGCGAGTACCTGCGCAAAGGCTCGCAGGTCTACATCGAAGGCAAGCTGCAGACGCGCAAGTGGCAGGACAAGGACGGCAAGGACCGCTACACCACCGAGATCATCGCCCAGAGCATGCAGATGCTTGGCGGCAAGCCGCAGGGCGAACGTTCGCCGCGGCAGGAGCGCGAGCCTGAGCGGCACGGCAGTGACGTTGGCGAATTCGACGACGACATCCCATTCGCTTTCGCCTTTGCGACTCCGCTCGGCTCGATCCTGGCGGGGCTGGTGCTGGCTGGCCTAGTGATTGCCGCGTGATGAAAGAGCAGACCGTAATCATCCAGAAAGGCGGTTCGCTGTCCCGCATCGTCGGGCTGCTGTCCGCGCTGGTTAAAGAGATGCCGCTCAAGGTGACGATTGCCGAGTACAGACGGACTCGAACCCTTGAACAGAATGCCTATCTGTGGGGGTGCGTATACCCGACGATCTTGCAGCATCTCCCCGGCTGGGATGCTCACGACGTTCACGAGTATCTGTTGGGCGAGTGGTCTGGATGGCAGGTTATTGAGGGGTTCGGACGCAAGCGAATGAAACCGCTTCGCCGCAGTTCAAAGCTTTCAACGGTCGAGTTTTCCGACTATATCGCGTTCATTCAGAGACGCATGGCGGAGCACGGCATTTACGTTCCGGATCCTGGCGAGGAGGTGCGTGCGGCATGACGCTCCGAGAATTCGCGCGTGGCAAGCCTTGCATGGTTCGCCTGGTTGGGATTTGTAACTTCAACCCCGAGACGACAGTGCTCGCACACATTCGCCGAGCGAACATCGCCGGAGCTGGCCAGAAGCCGCCGGACACGTGCGCAGTGTGGGCATGCAGTGCGTGTCATGACGAGATTGACCGACGCACACGAAACCACCGGCTTGATGAGATCGCGCCGGATCTGTTGGACGCGCTATTGAGACAGCATGCATGGTACGCGAAACACGAAATCCTGGTGACGGTGATCTGAAACGCAAATACGAATTGCTGCCTGGCCAGTCCGGTACTCGCACACTGTTCCGCATCCGCGCGCTGCGCGATTTCGGAGACGTGCGCGCCGGTGATATCGGAGGGTATATAGAGCGTGAACTGAACCTCAGCCACGACGGCAACGCGTGGGTGTTCGGCGACGCGCGGGTGTTCGGCAACGCGTGGGTGTCCGGCAACGCGCGGGTGTGCGGCAACGCGTGGGTGTCCGGCGACGCGCAGGTGTTCGGCAACGCGCGGGTGTTCGGCGACGCGCAGGTGTTCGGCAACGCGCGGGTGTTCGGCGACGCGCAGGTGTTCGGCAACGCGCGGGTGTGTGGCAACGCGCAGGTGTTCGGCAACGCGCGGGTGTGTGGCAACGCGTGGGTGTCCGGCGACGCGCAGGTGTTCGGCAACGCGCGGGTGTACGACAACGCGCAGGTGTTCGGCAACGCGCGGGTGTGTGGCAACGCGCAGGTGTGTGGCAACGCGCAGGTGTGCGACGACACGTCTATATGCTGGTTCTCTCCTGTCGGCGGCGAGAAAGGCACGCTCACCGCATTCACTTCACAGGCCGGTATCACAGTCACGCGCGGATGTTTCGCGGGAACGCTCGACGAATTCGAGGCGGCAGTGCGCGAGACTCACGGTGACAGTCAGATCGCTAGGGAATACGCGCTACTGATTGAG